TCAGCCTGCCAAGCGTTGAGCTGTGCGACCGCAGACTTCAGCGAACGTCAGCGCTTCTTCTGCAACCAACTCCGGTTGAGAAATGATGGACAGATCAAAGACCATGACTGTCGTACCGACTCGATCGAGTCCAACCGACCCGTTATCGATGACGTTGTCCACGATCAGACAATCGTGGCCAGCGTCCTTGGCTTTCTTGGCAGCGGTCCAGATATCCTGCTTACGGCCGGGGTTACCGGTGATATTCCAGAATTTACGGCCGCCTGCATCCAATCGCAGCGCATTGCGCGGGGTCACCATTGCGCGATAGACGCGCTCGATGCGCCGGAGCCGGCCATCGCGCCACGCGGCTTCAAGTTCATCGAGCTGATCCTGTAGCGCGCGATATCGCAAGGTGTACGGTTTTTCGATCTTGTCGAAATCAAAGACTGTATCCGCACGCGCGTTGTTGACCTGCGGGATCAGGCGAGCAATCTCTTCGGTCCCACCGTCAGCGGCATTGCAGTAGCCCTTTGCGATCTCAAACTCTGGGGTCAGACAAATTGCAGCCGGCCCGCGAGCGTTGCGCATCTCGCCGGCTGGCAAGTGCCACTCGCCGATTTCATAGATGGTGCCGTGGTAAAGCGTAATCGGGCCGCTGGTCATCTTTGTGCTCTCCTAACGCCATTATCATAGGTATTTAATACCTATGCCGTCAAGAGGCTGCGAAATGGGTCCGTTCGGCGCGTGAAACAGGGGGCGTTTCCCGTGAAACAGCGGCCATTCCAAGACAAGAATGGACGATGGCCGGGCGACTAAGGCGCGAAGCCCCCTCCAAGCGCCCAGAAACCGTTTTAATTTCTGTTTTAAGAAAGTTTCCGCCGCTCTATAGCCCCGGCCCGCCAAAACGCACGTACGGGCGCCTCTGGCGATTTACCGAAACGGGTTGCCGGCCCTGGAGGGCTCGCATTCCCCAATGTTCGAAAAATCGAACTTCAGGAGCACTGAGTCGTCCGCCGCGACGAGTGTGACGACGTTTACCGGGCCGTTCGGTCGCCAAACCGCGCTTGATGCTGTAGACGCCAGCTTGGATGTCGGATCGCCCAGCGCCTCAGAAAGCTGTCGGTGCAGCGTATCAAACAGTTGTTGCGGATTGCGGCCATCAACCTTAGCCGACCCTGCGACCGAGCATAGCCCGGCATAATCGGTCGCCAAGATAACATAGCGATCAAGAAGCGGATGCGGTTTCGGCACGACTCTGACCGGCGTATAGGAGTTCAAACGCAACTCGCTCATCAAGCCTGCAGGCTGATGTTCTCGGTCCGCACGCCGCACGAGTTTGAAGTTGGTTTGTTCGACTCTGATCTTCTGTCCGAGCTCGAAGCCAAATGGGCGGTCGATACCCTCGGCTGCAATCGATGGAGCCGTCGCAAACATCGCCACTATAGCGATGAACCACCTAGTCATTTGTGCGCACCTTCGATCTGGGTCGCTTGCGTTGCGGCTTGCGACTGTCATGTCGGACTTGCCGGGGCGGAATGATTGCGATGATCTCGCTGGCCCACGCAAGATGCACGCCGACAACCGGGCGAGCGTTGAACGATTCGAGATTGTAAGTATTTGGCTTTGGTCCTGCGCGAAGGAGTTTCAGATAACGGCGCCCTTCCGAAGTGCGAACCGCAACTTCCTCACCGATCAAGCTGGTGGTCGCTCGTGTTTGCTCTCGATGCACGACGATGACCGCGCCATCCGAATACTTGGGCAGCATCGAGTCGCCCTTGACTTGGAAGCCGATGACACCGTCTGGCAGAAGGAGCGGTAGCTCGACTTGGTCTAAACCATCAGCCGGCACCTGCTCGAACTCAGGATCAATCTGAGCGCCAGCGCCGATGTAACCCATGATAGGAACGCTCGCCCGGCCCACGCGCGGATCGTCAACCACACCCGATTCGCGCGCCAGATCGAGAATCACATCTCGCACCGGGCCACGCGGCTCAATGCCGCTCACCCAACGAGAAACATTATTCTGCGTCGTGTCGAGATGATCGGCCAGCTCTGACTGCGTCCATCCCCTGACATGCAGAAGTTCTTGAATAATCCGGCTAATTTCCATCCCGGAATTATACGTATTTGTATACGGCCTCGCTAATCCACAAGACGAGTTTGTTCTTGCTTTATTCATACATTTATGGATATCCATATATGGATGAACACACTCAAGCACATCCGCAGAAACGTATTCCGAGTGACCCAGGAAGAAATGGCTTCCATCGCTGGGGTCGAGCAGCCGACCGTCTCTCGTTGGGAGACTGGGGTGAATGACCCGTCGCTTCGGCATCTGAAGCGGATTCGCGCGGAGGCGCGTCGTCGCAACCTGAGTTGGGACGACAATTGGTTTTTCAGCACAGGCGGGCGCGCAGCATGATGACCGCACGCTCACGCGCATATTTCGCTGCGCCTGCATCTGTTCTTGTTCCGATCTCTCATGACGTACTCCGAGACAACGTCGTCATCGGCGCATCGAAGCTGCAATTGCTTCGATCGTCGAGTCAGAAGCGCAAGGCAAAAATGACTCGGGGGCGCGGATGATCCCCGATCGCTCCACGCTCTTCCGCAGCGCCGTCGCCGCCCTCGTGCTGGTCATCACCTCGGCCGCGCTGCTGAAAGCCGCGTCGCGTCATACAGCGCCGGCGCCGCAGATCATTGCTGCAACACCGGCGTCGCCCGCGCTGATCGTCGCCGCGAGGTGGTGGCGATGAAGGTGACGGTCGGCAAATTGGTCGGCGGCCAGCCTCGCTTCTTCGCGGGACGGTTTGCGACGAAAGCGAATCCGATCGGCGTCTATCCACCGATCACGACCGGTCGGCCTGATCATGCGCGCGCCTATGACTGCAAGGTTACAGCGCAGCTTCTCGCCGACATGTTCAACGCTTTCGAAGGGATCGAGGCCGGGACCGTGTCTCGTGCGTGGATCGTGGTCGAACTGCCGGAGGTATGGCAGTGACGCGATCGGCACACAACGGCTTCATGCTGCCGCCAGTGGTCGAACGCTTCGATCACGAGCGGATCAAGTCAGTGCGCCTTTCCGGCCGCATCAAACGCGCCGTCGCCGAGGCGATGAAGGACAGTGGTCGTTCGCGCGAAGAGATCGCCGAACAGATGAGCGAGTTTTTGGGCGGCGAGAAGATCACCGTCACAGTGCTCGCGCAATATACCAGCACGGCAAACGACGGCCACAACATCCCAGCCTATCGCCTGCTGGCGCTGTTCGCCGTCACCGGCGATGCCCGGCTGCTGAATGAGCTGCTGGCCGGCTCGGGCTTTATCGCAGTCCACGAGCGCTACGAGGCGCTCCTGCGCCGAGAAAGCGCAAAGCTACACCGCGAACGCATCGACCAGGAGATCGAAGCGGCGGACCGTGCATGGAGGGACGGTCAGCCATGAAGACGTTCCTGTCGGCGGCCGAGATCGCCAGCCTCCAGTTGCCGGGACTGCCTGATTACGAGCGCGGCGTTCGGCGCGCCGCGTCGCGTGGCAATTGGCAATCGCGCACACGCGTTGGCCAAGGCGGCGGGCTTGAATACGCGATCGAGTCCCTGCCGGTCGAAGCGCGCACGGCTTACGTCAGCCGCCACATCGGCGCGATCGATGTCCCGACTTCGATCGCGCGCGACGCCGAAGCCGAGCCCGCGGCCATCGCGATCGGCTGCAGCGCGGCGCAGGCTCGTGACGCGCGCCTTGCGATCCTTGCGCTGGTCGATCAGCTCGCATCGACCGCGACGCTCGTGCGCAAGCAGGCGGATCGGTACTTGTGCGATCAATACAACGCCGGCCACCTGCAAGTCGCCGGCTGGATCGCCGCCGAGGTCAAAAGCATCACGCCGCGCACACTGGCGCGCTGGCGGGCGCTGGCGGCCAGTGGGCAGAAATCGAAGCTCGCCGTCGATCGCGCTGCTGCGCGCAAGGGGACTGGTGTGCTCGACCGGGCCAACGGCGGTGAGGTGCGCAACTATGTGCTGGCGCTGATCGCCAAGCAGCCACAGCTCACCGCGCATCATATCCGCGACCTGGTCGCCGACCGATTCCCGCATGTGACGGTCGGCGACCGCATCGAGCCCCTGCCGCCCATCCGCACCTTTCAACACGCATTAAAAGCGTGGCGGGGCTCTTATCGCGTCGAGATCGAGGCGATCCGTAACCCGGACGGTTTCAAGAGCACGATGCGGTTCGCCGCGCGCGTCGCCAATCCGGCGTCACGCCTCAATGAAGTCTGGCAGATCGATGCATCGCCGACCGACGTGCTGACCACCGATGGCCGGTACACCCTCTATGTCTGCACCGACGTCTATTCTCGCCGGTTGATCGCGTTGGTCACCAAGACGCCGCGTGCGGCTGCGGTCGGACTGCTGATCCGCAAGGCCCTTCTTGCATGGGGTGTGCCGGAACGGATCAAAACCGACAATGGCTCCGACTTCGTGGCACGAGCCACACAACGGCTGTTCGCGGCGCTGGCGATCGAGCACGAAAAATCCGCACCGTTCTCGCCGGAGCAAAAAGGTCATGTCGAGCGCGCGATCGGCACGCTGCAACGCGGCCTGATGCGAACGCTGGAAGGCTTCATCGGCCATTCGGTGGCCGATCGCAAGGTGATCGAAGGTCGCAAAGCATTCTCCGCGCGGCTCGGCGAAAGCCCGGAGGATATGTTCGAGGTGGCACTGTCGGCCGCCGATCTGCAGGCGCATGTCGATAACTGGTGCAAGGATGTCTATGCCAACAAGCCGCACGCGGGCTTGGGCGGACAGACGCCGTTCGCCGTCGCGGCGATGAGCGCGGGACGGTTGCGCGAGATCGAGGACGTGCGCGCGCTCGACATGCTGTTGGCGCCGGTCGCTGGCAAGGATGGCCTGCGCACTGTGACCAAGACCGGGCTGCGGATCGACGGCGCACATTACATCGGTGGCTTCCTCACGGTCGGTGAAACCGTGCTGGTGCGAATGGACCCGGCCGATATGGGTCGCGCCTACGTGTTCGATCGCACGGGCGAGCTCTACCAGGGCGTTGCAGTCGCGCCGGAGCTCGCCGGCATCGACCCAGCCGCCGCAGCGATTGCCGCCCGCAACGAACAGAAGCGGCGCATCGACGAGCGCATGGCAGATGTGAGACGCGAAGCGCGGCGCATCAAAGCCAAGGACATGGCGCCGGCGATCCATAGGCAGGCGCTGGCTCGCGCCGGCAAACTGGTGGAATTCCCACGCGCCTCTGACGCGCACGAGACGCCGGCACTGGCTGCGGCGCGTCAACACACACAGCCGGTGGCCACACAGCACGCCGAGAATGTCGCCGATCTCGCAGCGCAGCTTCGTGCCGAGGCCGATGCGCCGGCACCGGTGCGCAAGCTGCGCACCGAGGAGACACCGCATCAACGCTGGAACAGAGCGCGCGCGCTGGAAGATGCGCTGGCACGCAACGAATTCGTGGAGCCCGACGATCTCTTGTGGCTCGGCAGCTACCGCGAAGGGTCCGAGTACCGCGGCTTCGCCATGACCTATGGCGAGGCGCAACCAACCGCTGCGCACGAGTCCAGCGCGGCATCCAAATCATCATCCTGAAAGGTTCGAGAAACATGAGCACCAACACCGGTCCGGTCGCGATCAAGAACGTCGCCGCCTTCATGATCATGGCGACGCGGCTGATCGAGCGTGCGCCACATCTGCCGGGCTTTGGCGTGTGCCACAGCCCGTCGGGATATGGCAAAACATACGCATCGATCTTCGCGCAAAACAAGCTGCGCGCGGCACGCGTCGAAGTCGGTGACAGTTGGTCTCGGCGGACGCTGCTGCACAATATCCTGCGCGAGTTTCGCATCAGCGCACGAGAGAGCGCGCGGCTCGACAAACTGTGCGAGCTGGCGATTGCCGCGCTCGGCGATGATCCACGCCGACCGCTGATCATCGACGAAGCGGACAAGCTCGTCGACAAACACATGATCGAGACCGTGCGCGAGCTGCAGGAGAAATCCGGCGCACCGGTGATCCTGATCGGTGAAGAGAGGCTGCCGACCAAGCTGCTGCAAGTCGAACGGATGCATAACCGGGTGCTGTCGTGGTTCGCGGCGCAGCCCTGCGACATCGATGATGCACGGCAGTTCGCCAAGGTCTATGTGCCGAAGGTCGCCATAGCCGATGACTTATTGCAAGCGATCTGCGTTAACTCCGGGGGCAAGGCTCGCCGCATCGTCGTCAACCTTGACACCGCGAGTGAGATCGCCCGCAACCAAAACCTGACCAAGCTCACGCTCGCGCATTGGGGTGATCAGAAATTCTATACCGGCGAGCCGCCGCCGCCGCGCCCGGCAGAAGACTTCAAGCATATCAGCGCGAAGGGTGCTGCCTGATGCGCCCGGAACACTTCACCCGCACGACCCTGAAGACGCGCGTGCCCCGCGGTCCCGACGGATTCTGGGAAATCATCCTGAAGCTCGATGCGAGCCAGGGCGAATTCACGATCCCGGACATCGACGGTGAAAGCAATGCGAACATCCGCCCCATCCGCCAGTACGTAATGCAGTTGGTTGCTGGCGGCTATCTCGCGATCGTCCGCGCCGCCCACCGCAACAATGGACAGCAAGTCGGCCATGTCTTCCGCGTCGTTAAGCGACAGGTGCTCACGCCGCGCTTTCGCCAAGACGGGACGCCGGTGCATGCCAGCATGCAGGCGCACATCTGGACGGCGATCCGCACGCTGAAGACGTTCACGCTGGCCGACGTTGTGTTCGCCGCCAGAACTGATGACGTCGCCCCCTCGCGCGAAGCGGCACGCAAGTACATCCGCCGACTGCAGATGGCTGGTTACCTTGCGTTGGTAAACGCCGAGACCATTGCCAGCCGCTCCACCTGGCGCCTGAAGCCAGCGATGGACACGGGCCCGCAAGCGCCTGAAGCGCGGCGCATCGAGACTGTCGCGCTTTGGGACCCGAATACTCAAAAATTTGTACCTGACGACGTTGTCGCCTCGGAGGTTCTGCGATGACCGCGATCAAGCGCATTGATTTTCTCGCTAAGGCAAAAGCCGCGTGGGGCGACAATCTTCCGGAATGGATCGCGGAACTGGCCCGCGAAGCCAATCGCTCATCGGGTATCGCCGCCTCTGCAAAGATCGGGTGTTCGCAAACCGCTCTCAGCCAAGTTCTATCGAACAAGTACCCGGCCTCGCTCGATCGCATTGAAGGTCGAGTCCGTGGCGCTCTTATGGGTGCGACTGTGACCTGCCCGGTGCTCGGCGAAATCGGCCGCGACTATTGTCTTGAGCAACAGGAGATGGACAACACCATGGCCTCGTCGGTGCGTGGTCGCATCTATCGCGCCTGCCGAGGCATCGGCGTGCCGCAATGCTCACACTCGCACCATAAGCCGCGAGGTGCGTGATGCTCAGCGCCGATCTGAAACGCCTTCGCGCCACCTATGACGGCTGGCTGTCCGGACAGAACAAGCCGGATGAGGCGAGCATGCTCCAGCTCTCGCGCGATCTCGCGCTGTGCATCGCCAACGCTTCGCTGCTCGAACTCGGAGTCGATCCGAACCGGCTCGATGTCGTCGCGGCCAGCGAGGAGCCTGGCGCCTACATTGTGCTGTTCCCGCGCCGGCATGCTCCTCACCATCCGAACCTCGATGGAGATGCGTTCTGATGACCGACACTGCATCACCATCACTCGCGCCGGCGTCGCCCGAGTTGGCCGCGCAGATCGCGGCCGTCGATGCGATCAAGGTTGCGGCCGCCATCGTGGCGCAAGGCAAGCGCGCGGCCGTCGCCGCATCGACCGTCGATGTCATCGCCATGGCGCAACTGCTGACCGCACTGGTCCGCATCACCGACATGACCTTCGACATGCTGTTCACCGCCGATCGGCTCGACGGTGAAGCGAGCCCGATCGTCCGCCGCGCTATCGCCGATCAGGTGCGCGCCAAGATTTTCGCCGTCGCCGGCGAACTCGAAGCCATCGGCTACAGCGTCAGCAATCCTACCATCACAGCTCCGGAGACCTCGACCCATGGCGTTGAAGACTAAAGTGAAGGCCGCGAATGTGCGCGTGCCGCAGAACCGCGACGAAGCTGCGGCGATGATCGCCGAACACGGCCGGCTCGTGCGAGAGATCGCGCGCATCGAGCTGGCGATGAATGACGATCTTGCGGCGATCAAAGCCGAGGCCGTCAGGCAGTCCGCCCCGCTGCAGGAGCAATCCGACGCGCTGGTGAAAGGCATCACCACCTTCTGCGAGGCGAACCGCGTCGCACTCACCGACAACAACAAGACGAAGACGATCGACTTCGGCACCGGAACCGTCTCCTGGCGGCACAATCCGCCGGCCGTGAACACGCGCGGCAAGGTCGATGACATCATCGATCGTATCAAGGCGCTGATCAGCGGCGGCAACGACGCCTACAAGAAATTCCTGCGTCCCGCCGTCACGATCAACCGCGCGGCGATGCTGAACGATCCCGAGCTGGCGAAGACGATCGTCGGCATCAAGATCAACTCCGCCGGCGAAACTTTCACGATCGAGCCGTTTGCTGACGAGACGTTGCCGGAGGCGGTGCAATGATCGACGTGAACGACATCGTCCAGGGCACCTTTCAGAAAAATCGGCACCGTCTTTTCGCGGTCGCCGTCAGCACTGCCGACCAATTGTCCGACCTCGGCCTCTGCAGCTCCAACACGGCGCTCGAAGCCATGGCCGATGTCTACATCCTTGCGGCCTTTGACATCTATGCGAAGGCCGCAGCGGAGCGCAACGAGCGGATATCGCCCGATCGGATCGCTGAACGAATGCTGCACGCGTTCGTCACTAGCTTGAACAACGAGGAGAAGCTGCAATGAACGCGACTGCGCGCACCGTCCAGTTCGGCCTCACACCGCGCCAGCAAGAATGCCTTGACGCGATCAAGGCACATATCGCCACGCATCACTGCGCACCGACGCGCGGCGAGCTGGCCGACGCGCTCGGACTCAGGTCGAAGGGGCACGTCAACCTGATGCTCGCATCGCTTGAGGCGCGCGGCTGGATCAAGGTTCAGCCGAACGCAGCGCGCGCTATCGTCGTGTTGAGCAAAACGGATGATGATCTGTCGCCGGCCGTCGAGGCCGCGCTGCAGGCGCATTGCGAACGCACCGGAGAGCGCCGTGCTGACATCATCAACGACGCCGTGATGCTGTTTCTCGATGGTGTCGCCTATGACGGTGATGATCTATGAGCGGCACGTCGGCAGGCTGGACACCCGAGCGACGGGCGGCGCAGGCCCGCTTGATGCGCGCGCAAAACGCCGATCCGGCGTTTGTCGATCGCCGAAACAAGGGGCCGCAGAACCTGCCGGCGGCCGAGCGCGCCGCCCGTTCGGCGCGGATCAAGGCGATGAATGCCGACCCGGCATTTCAGGCGAAGCGCCGCGAAGGCATCGCGGTGCAGGGCGGCCGCAAGCTGGCGATCCCGGAGCATACCCATCCGTGCGTGCGCGGGATGTTCGTCGCGATGAACGATCAACGCGCGAGCCGCCACGCGATGGCCTCGCGGGTCGGCATGAACGTGGCGTCGTTCACCGCGTGGCGGCGCAAGCACATGCCCCGCGTCGATGATCTCGACGCGGCGCTCAATGCCCTCGACCTCGAACTGGCAATCGTGCCGAAGGGAACGCGCGACGCGGACGGCTTCTGCTCTCGGAGGAAAGCGCTATGACCCCCAAAGAACACATCGCAGCAACGATGGTTTATCAAGAACTCCTACAGGGCGGCTTCGAGGTGTCCATCGGCGAGACCGACACCGATGGTCATCTTTTCCTTCACCTACGATCGAAACGCGACCGCCGTTTTACTCTCTGTGTCGCAAGCCATCTCATGACAACTGAGGTGTACGCCAGCTTCGAACATAACGTGGGGCTGGAGCTCCGTGTGTCGAGCGATCGCGATCCGCTGCGAAGACTAATCCATCAAGTTCTCACCAACATCGTTCCCTTCCAACTGGAGAAGCGTAAATGAACCGCATCGCCATGGTCACCAACGGCCAGCTCGCCACCATCCACATGCTGGCCACGCGCGCCGGCTTCGATGACGAAACCTATCGCGATTTTCTGACACAGCAGACCGGTCACCACAGCGCGAAGGATTTGACAGCGGTCAAAGCCAGCCTGTTCATTGACCGCCTGCGCGAACGCACCGGCCTTGTGCGCACGCCCGGCGCGATAGCCGGACTCGACAGTCCGATCGCTGCCAAACTCCGCGCGCTGTGGATCGCCGGCTACAACCTCGGCATCGTCACCGATCGCACCGACCGCGCGATGCTGTCGTTCTTGGAGCGGCAATGCGGCGTGTCTCATACCCGGTTTCTGAAGACGTCGCGCGACGGCACGGTCGCGGTTGAAGGCATGAAGTCCTGGCTTGAGCGCGCGGCCAAGGTGGCGTGGCCGGCCGACAGCGCCGACGTGATCGCGAATAAGCGCGCGGTCATCAACGCGCAGTGGATGCGATTGGTCGAGATCGGCGCGGTCAGGCCGTTGAACCGCAACGCGCCGCTCGAAGACCTCGACCTCTATGCATTCCGCGTCGCACGACTGAACGGCTGGATGTTCTTTCAACAGCCGCATTACGATCAGGTGCAGACTGCACTCGGCCGCAAGCTCCGCGCCGCCCTCGATTCCGCTAGGAAGGATCGGTGATGCAGCCGGCAACAAGCTATTGGACCGAGGAGCGCATCACGCTTCTGAAGGAGGCGTGGGAGGCTGGCCGGCTATCGGCGAGCGAGATCGCCGCCGAGCTCGGCGGCGGTGTGTCACGCAACGCCGTCATCGCCAAGGCGCATCGCCTTGGCCTTAGCGGCCGGCATCAGGGCGTCAAGCCTGGCTCTGTGCGTGAGCCACGGCCGCCTCGCCAGCCTGGCAACCGGATGGTGCGTGTGCCGCGCGCACCGTCGCGGCTCGCGGTCGCGCTGGATCAGGCCACCGAGATCGAGGCTGGCACGGATCTGCAACTTTCGGCCGAGATCATCCCGTTCACCCAGCGCAAGACACTGGTGGAGCTTACCACCGAGACCTGTCATTGGCCCGTCGGCGATCCGCTGCAGCCGGACTTTCATTTCTGTGGCGGCAAGACGCTCTCAGGCGTCTCGTACTGCGCCCACCACACGCGCATCGCCTATCAGCGATCAGATGCGCGTGCGCGCCGCAATCCTAAGCCGATGAACCTGCGGCGTGGAGGCGGCGATGCGTGGCGGTAGTAAAAAGGCGGGTAGCAGCGGCAGCGCGAACGCAACCGTAAACTCCATGCTGTTGGTTCTCAAAGCCTCCGATGCCGCCGGGCGCATCACCGTCTATGAGCGCATCGAGCGCGACTATGGCGCCGGCTTCGCCCGCCTGGTGCGCGCCGCGTTCGAGAAGTCTCTCCAGGAGAAGCAGCCGTGAACCAGAACCGCCGCAGCTATCCGTTTGTCCGTGTCTCGGATCACGCACTGCTGCGCTTCGTGGAGCGCGCCGGTGGGCTCGACGTTCAGGCGCTCCGCACCGCGCTTGAAGGCTCCTTGAACCGCGCCTCAAATCAGGCCGCGAGAATTAACGCGGGCACTTTCGACATCGTCGCCGACGGCCTGCGCTACGTCGTCGTGAAGAACGTCGTCGTCACCATTATCGCTGTTCCGACCAAAGGGACCCCAAAGGCCCGATGACCGAGAAACTGCCCGGAGTGCTGGCCGAGATTGCGGACCTCGTTGGCGAAGCCAACGCGATCCTGATCGCCGCGCACGCGGGCGGAACGCGGGTCTACTTTCCGGCGCGCGCCGACGACAACCACTGGCTGGTCGCCTGCATCGGCCGGCACCAAGCCGATATCCTATGCTCCCACTTCGCCGTGGAAGGCCGGCGAGGCCAACGGGTTGACATTCCGCTCTATGTCGGAGGAACCTACCGGCAGGTGATGCGCGCCATCCACGAGCGCATGCACAAGCTCGATCGCGACGACAACCTGTCGTCAGCGGAGATCGCCCGGCAAGCGGGCGTCACGCAGCGCTCGGTGCATCGCTATCGCGCGCGGCATCGCGGGCAAAAGTCGAAGACCGACCGCAAGCAAGGCAAGCTGCTGTAGAAAATCCCGCCGGGCTGACACCTGTCAGGGTCGTGAATTTCGGGTTATTGCGGGATTGCTGGTTTCCACCGTTGCGGGGAAGCCATGCGCGAAAACTTCGACCGATCGCTGAAGATCGTCCTGACCTATGAGGGCGGTTTCAGCAACCATCCGAGCGATCCCGGCGGCGTCACCCTCGAAGGCATCATCCAGCGCGTCTATGACGGGTATCGCGATCGCGTCGGTAAACCGCGCCGCGCGCTGACGCCTTCAATGCGCGGCACCGCTGAGTGGATCGCCGAGCGCAACGCGATCTATCGCGCGCAGTATTGGACGCCGATCCAGGGCGACCAGCTGCCTGCCGGCATCGATGTAACCGTGTTCGATGGCGCGGTCCACTCCGGTCCTTACCAGAGCGTGAAGTGGCTGCAGCGTGCGCTCGGCATGCGCGACGTTGATGGCCATCTCGGCCAGGCCACGCTTGCAGCCGTCCACGCGCATCCCGACCATGATGCCCTGATTGCCGACATGCTGTCGCGGCGCCTGGGGATGCTCAAGAGCCTCAAAACGTGGCCGACGTTCGGCAAGGGCTGGTCGAACCGCGTCGCCAACCTCTTGCAGATCGGCCAGGCGTGGGCCATGGGTTCGGTTGGACCGGCCCCGGTCGCGGCGCATCTCGAAGGCGGCGTCGCCCGCGCTTACGCCAGCGACGTGGCCTTGCCGGCCGTCGATGCGCAGGACGCGCTCAAGGGGGCGTTGGGCGGCGGCAGCATCACCGGCATGCTCACCGGTGCTCAAACGCAGCTTCAACCGCTGCTCGGCTCGTTTGAGTTCATCGGCTATCTTTACACCGCCTTGACGGTCGCGGGCCTTGTGATCGCGGTCGCCGGCGTCGGCTACTCGCTCTATGCCGGCATGAAGGCCAAGCGCGCAAGCCGCGCACTCGACGGCGACGTGACGGCCGCGATCGAGAAGGGATCATTCGCATGATCACCTTCGCCAGGATCGCCGCATGGTTCGCCACGTCGCAGATCGGCCGCGCGATCGTCGCCGGCGTCGCCGTCGCCGGCACAGTGCTGATCGCGGCACTGAAAATCTTCAGCGCGGGAAAGGCGGCCGAGCGCGCCAGCCAGGACCAGCAATCATTGGAAAATCTTCGCAACAGGAACGAGACGGATGACGAGGTTCGCAACCTTCGCGACGATGATCTTAACAAGCGCCTGTCTCGCTGGGTGCGCCCACCGGACCAGCACTGGTAACGCCTGCGATGGCTGGAAACAGCAGACGATGAAGCCAGCCACCGCCGCTTACATCGTCATGAACGATCGTTCCTTCGCCGAACAGGTGCTCGCGCACAACGAGCATGGACAAACGACGTGCGGCTGGACGCCGCCGAACTGAGACTGGGAATGACCGAAATCAATCAGCTAGCGCCTTGGGTTGCGATCGTCATCGCGCTGGCGGCCTTTCTTCGACCGATCATCAGCGACCGGTCTAAGGACATCGATGGCAAGCTGGCGAGCCTCGAAACGCGGATCACGCGCGTCGAGACTGACATCAAGCATCTTCCCGATCACGCCACCGTCACCAGCCTGGAACGGATGGTCGGCAATCTCGGCAAAGAGGTCGCCGTTCTCTCGGAGCGAATAAAGCCCATCGCGGCGATCTCGGATCAACTGCAGGATGTTCTTTTGGAAAAGGCGAAGGCAGGACTATGAGCGACAGAATCCTCCGCGAGCATGCCCGGCTCGCCATTTTGCGAACGCTGTATGATGAGATGAACTACGCCAGCAACGACTCGGCGCTGGTCGATCATCTGGAAATGTACGGCATCCGGAAAACCCGAGACTGGGTGCGCAATGAGCTTGCGTACCTTGCCGACATGGGTGCGATCAAACGCGACGAACAAGGCACTGTCATTGTCGTGCACCTGTTGCCGCGCGGTGTCGAGCACATCGAGCGCCGGCTTGTGCTTGAGGGCGTCAAGCGGATGAGCCCGCCGGAGCGATGATCTCATGGCAGACCGAGCCAAACGCGGACGCCTGTCGGCGATCGATACGCTGCCGGAATGGGCCGACGAGGCCAAGGTGTGGGCGTTCGAGCAACTGAAGGAGCGCAAGCTTAGCCAGCTCGACATTCTCGACGGCTTCAATGCGCGATTGAAGGTCGCGGCACTTGCCAACGGCATCACCGATCCGCCGGTCATTTCGCGCTCGGCGTTCAACCGCACCGCGCTGCGGATCGCGATCATGAGCCGCCGTCTCGAAGAGACGCGGCAGATCGCGGCGGTGATCGCGCCGAAGCTCGAGGAAGCCGGTGACGAGTCGCTCACCTTGATGGTGGCCGAGACGCTGAAGACGCTGATCGCCGAAATGCTCGGCAACGCCGGCGAACTGAGTGCCGACGGTGACACCGCCATGATGCTGATGGCGACTTCACGCGCGCTGAAGCACGCGGAGGAAGCCAAGCGCATCAGCGCGGACGGCCGCCGCAAGATCGAGGCCGACCTGAAGGCGAAAGCGGTGAAGGCCGTCGATCAGGTCGCAAAGCAAAAGGGCCTTTCGGCCGAAACCGTAGCCGACATTCGCTCAAAGATTCTCGGTATTGACAAACCGGAGGCGCGGCCTTGACGAGCGCGCGCCTGGTTACCGAGCAAGAGTGGATCGAAATCCGGCGCGCCGGTATGCTCGCCGGCGCGCAGCTCGCATTAGATGCGGGCAGCATCCCAGATGTGCTTATCCCGTATCAGAAGCGATTGCTCGCAACCACGGCGCAACACGCAGTGACCGTGATCGAGAAATCCAGGCGCACGGGAGTCACTTGGGCGGCCGGCGCCGATGCGGTGCTGACCTCGGCCGCCAACAAGACCGCCGGGGGCATGGACACCCTTTACATCGGCTACAACCTCGACATGGCCCGCGAGTTCATCGACGTGTGTGCGATGTGGGCGCGGGCGTTCAACCAAGCCGTGACTGACGCCGGCGTCGAGGAGTTCATCTTCGACGACGGAGAACCCGACTCCAACATCAAGGCATTCCGGATTGCCTTTGCGTCGGGCTTCGAGATTGTCGCGCTCTCTTCCAAGCCCCGCTCGCTGCGTGGCCGCCAGGGCTATGTGATTGTCGATGAGGCCGCGTTCCACGACGACTTGAAGGCATTGCTTGCGGCTGCGCTAGCGCTGCTGGTGTGGGGCGGCAAGGTGCTGGTGATCTCAACGCACTTTGGCGAGGACAACGACTTCAACAAGCTGATCGAGGACATTCGCGCCAAGCGCGTACCGTACGAGCTGATGCGGCTCACGTTCGACGAAGCGCTGCAGGATGGTCTCTATCAACGAATCTGTCTGGTCACGCGCAAGGAGTGGTCGCCCGAGGCGGAAGCGAGATGGCGCAATAGCATCGTCTCGTTCTACGGCGAGGCCGCCGACGAGGAGCTGTTCTGCGTACCGTCGAAAGGTGGTGGCGTCTACCTGCCGCGCGCATTGATCGAAGCCAGGATGCTCGGCGACTTGCCGGTGTTCCGGCTGGAGCGTCCGGATAGCTTCACCTTCCTGTCGAAGGAGGCCCGTGAGACCGATATCAAAGGCTGGTGCGAAGAGACTCTTGAAGCGCCTTTAAAGGCGCTTGATCCGGACCGGCAACATGGCTTCGGCCAGGACTTTGCCCGCAAACGGGACATGTCGGACATCGTGCCGATCGAGATCGGCCGTACGCTGAAGCGTACCGTGCCGTTCGTCGTCGAAATGCGCAATATCCCGTTCGAACAGCAAAAGCAGGTGTTGTTCTTTATCTGCGATCGGCTTCCACGGTTTATCGGGGGCAAGATGGATGCCACCGGCAACGGAGCCTATCTCGCCGAAGTCGCAGCGCAGCGGTACGGCGAGCAACGCATCGAACAGGTCAAGCCCAACGAGGCATGGTATCTGGAGAATTTCCCGCCGCTGAAAGCGGCGTTCGAAGACGCCAACATCCTAATCCCGAAGGACGCCGATCTCGGCAACGATTTGGCAATGGTCAAGATGGTGCGCGGCGTTCCACGCGTGCCGGAGCAACGCAACACCGGTACCGACGACAAAAAACGGCACGGCGACTTCGCCATCGGCCTCGTGCTCGCCTATGCGCAGACGCTCTCGCAGATCTGGGAGTCGGCATACACATCCGCCGCGACCGAGGCAGCGGACGAGGGCTGGCTGGGCGGCGAAGATGAGGGGCGCGACTGGTGGCGTCAGCCACTCGGTGCACAACTGAGAGGCACGACGTGATGGCCAAGACGCTTTTCTACTGCAACTTCTGCGGCAAGAGCCAGCACGAGGCCGAGGTGATGGTGGCCGGCCCGCTCGTCTACATCTGCGACGAGTGCGTCGATATCGCCGTGCAGATCGTCGCCGACAAGCGCGCGACTGACAAGATGATGGCCGAGGCGAAGCGCTGCACCTTTTGTACGCCGGAGCGTGTCCATGCGTGAACGTTTCTCCACCGCGATTTATTGCAACTTCTGCGGCAAGGGCAAAAACGAGGTCGGCCGGATGATCGCAGCACCAGGGCCGGACACCGCGCACATCTGCGATGGCTGTATTTCGCTGTTCGCACGGCAGCAGGTGTCGGTGCTTGCACTCGCCGAACAGACGTCCACCGCGATGCGAACGCTCTCTGCGCTTTCCGATGCAGCATTAGGCGCTGCGACGGGCGGAGCGTTGCGCGAAGCACACGAACTGCGGTTCGCCGCCAACCGCGCCTGGCACGAGCTGCATCACGCGCTGACGTTGTGGCTGCAACCGGCCGTCACGCGAAAGCAGGAGCCGCCACGCCATGGCTGACAAGCCGATCCTCTACGGCCCGAACGGCCAGCCGATCCGGCGCGATGTGCTGAAACAGGAAATCGCCGGCCCATCGGTGACCGGCGTCCGCTCGCCGTTCTCCGATTATCCGGCCGACGGGCTCAATCCGCGACGGCTTGCCACCCTCCTGCGCGAGGCGGATCACGCCGAGCCGCTGCGCTATTTCGAGCTAGCAGAACAGATCGAAGAACGCGACATGCATTATACCGGCGTGCTCGGCACCCGGAAGCGATCGGTCGCGCAGCTCGACATCCTGGTTGATGCAGCCTCCGACGATCCAGAGCATGTGAAGCACGCCGATATGGTGCGCAACTGGCTCGGCCGCGACGAGCTGCAAGACGAGTTGTTCGACATCCTCGATGCGATCGGCAAAGGCATCAGCTTTACCGAAATCATCTGGGATACGTCTGATGGTCAATGGCAGCCGCTGCGGCTTGAGCGTCGTGATCAGCGCTGGTTCCGGTTCGACCAGAACGATGGCACGGCACCACTGCTGCGCACATCGCGCGGCGACGTGCGGCTGGAGCCGTTCAAGTTCATCGTCGCGGTGATCCGCGCGAAGTCCGGCTTGCCGGTGCGATCCGGCATCGCGCGGCTTGCCACCTGGTCGTGGATGTTCAAGGCGTTCACACTGCGCGATTGGGCGATTTTCGCGCAGACGTTTGGCCAGCCGGTTCGCGTCGGCAAGTATCCGGCCGGCGCCACCGAACAGGACAAGGCGACGCTGTTTCGCGCCGTCGCCAACATCGCCGGCGACATGGCGGCGATCATCCCCGAGTCCATGGCCATCGAGTTCATCAAGGCCGGCGATGTGGGCGCAAGCCATGTGCTCTACAAAGAGCGCGCCGACTGGTTCGACCAGCAGGTGTCGAAAGCCGTACTCGGCCAGACCGCGACCACCGATGCGATCGCCGGCGGCCATGCGGTCGGCCAGGAGCATCGCAAGGTGCAAGAGGACATCGAGCGCGCCGACGCAAAGTCGCTGTCGGCGATCCTCAACCGCGATCTGGTGCGCCCATGGATCGACCTCGAATTCGGGCCGCAGAAGAAGTATCCACGCATCCGCATCGGCCGTGGCGAGCAGCGCGACGGCAAGTTCATCGTCGAGAGCGTGACGAAGCTCGTCCCGATGGGCCTGAAGGTGCAACAGTCGGACATGCGCGACCTGCTGGGCTTCGGCGAGCCGGACCCCGGGGCGGAATTGTTGACCGCGCCGGTGCAGCCGTCGCCTTACGGCTTCGCGATGAATGCGGCCAATCCCGCGCGTGCCAGTGACGACGCCATCAAGGCGCTTGCCGGCCACGCAGAGGAGCTGTGCGCGGACGCGACCGACGCGCTGTTCGACGAGGTGCGCACCGTCATCGAGCGGTGCTCGACCTTCGAACAGGTGAAGGAGGAACTGAAGAAGTTCAAACCCGGAGCGGCCGAGAAGAACCTTGCGGGCCTGATGCGTATGGCGCGCGTCATCGCCAACCTGACCGGCCGGGCTGACATTGCGGAGGATTGAAACGATGTTGAACGAGCATGACATAATTACGCAAACCGAGGCGGCGGAGGACGGTTTCGCCTGGGCGATTGTCGAGATATTCGGCCACCGCCGGCACGTCGGCCGAGCGCGTGAGGAAGAGCGCTTTGGCTCGAAGATGTTGCGGATCGATGTGCCCAGCATCACGCCGGAGCCGACACTGTTCGATGCCGCCGACCGCACGCCGGCGAGGCCAAAGATCGAGTGGGTCACACACTACTATGGCGGCGCGTCGATCTTCTCGTTCACACTCACTGATGAGGCCACGGTGATGCGGCATGCAGAGCGAAAGTATGCGACGCCTGCGCTCCCATATCGCGATCACGGTGACGACGACGCGGACGATGGCGAGTTTTCCGTGATGGAGGATTAATCGATGTACGATATCGATTTCGGTTGGCTCCCGTGGATTTTCGGTCTTGCTGTCATCGGCATCATAGCGCTGTTTGGCGCCGCCGGCCTCGGGCTATGGTGGCTCGTCTCGCATCTTCAATGGGTGAGTTGAGCTTGCGCGGTTGAACGCAGGAGATGTTTAAATGCATGATGAACCTTTGCTTCAATTCTTCGCCTACGAACATCTGCAGCCCAACCTGCAGCAGCACAGCAAGCCATTTAGCGATTTGGCTCAGACGTTGTGCGAAACGCTTCCTCGCAACTCCGAGCGTACCAGCGCTCTTCGAAAGCTGCTGGAGGCCAAAGATTGCGCCGTCCGGGCGAGGTTATTTAAGTCGTGACCCACGATGGCCTGGTGCAACTGTACTGAGCGACCATACTGCGAGTGGAGATGGTGCAGCCATCCGGCTCACTTTTCGATTTGGCAACCGACATGGCCAACGACGCAAGACCCGGAGCGACGCTTCGACGGAAAGCCCGGCCGCGTCCGGTTCATGTGCGAAGTTCACGGAAAGATGTACGTTGATGCCATGACGAACGGGATCAAAGGTATCACACGGCCAAAGGGGGCTATCGAGGACTGGCGTCCGTCATTCATGGACATGCTCCGTCATGGTGAGATCGCGTTAGCCTTCGAGCGACGGAACGAGCGAGCACTTCAATCCTCCTACAGGCACTATAGGCAAGGTGACGAGCGCTTTTCGCCAACGCAACGGCAACAACTTGACGTTCTGCGCGAACATCTGCTCCAACGTAGACGCACCTGACCGAACCAATCTCAACACGAGAACGACGATGACTGAGGCCATGGACGACGACTTTCTGAGGGGGTTGGTCGATTGGGCGTATCTGCACGCGACCGAAGGGCAGACGTGGCCCAGCACGCGGCTTGCTGACGAGCTGATCGCGCAGGCAAGAGAGCGCCGACCTTCGCAGTCCGACGCGAAAGTGATGCGAGCTCGCTCGCCATTTAATGGAGAGGATTTCGACCTCGATATCACGGACGAGTGGAAGCAGTCCGGCGCCCAGGGTGTCGGGGTTGACGGTAAATAGCGCTGATGCCCGAGCTCACGCACCTCATTCCGCGCAGGCCTGACCGCCGCACCTATAACCACGGGGTGAAGCGCGTGATCCCCGAACTCGGCTTCGGCGTCGAAATGGATCGCATTCTTAAGTTCGCGCAAAAGCAAGGCATCGAGTACAAAACGATAGGGATGGCGCGGCGCTCGCCAGAGTATCTGAAAGCCCTCGTCTTTCTTTTTCCGGAGGAAGAGATCGCGAGAGCCTGGGTGGCCGAGTTCGGCGGCGAGTATGTCGGAATCGTGCCGCCGGGAAGGAGCTATAAAGGTGCTTAAAGCCCACGGCGTTCCGGCTTTCCCAAACACTTGTGGCTGCGGCTGCGGCGCGCCCTTCGTGCTGAATGCCGAGGTGCGGCCATTCTCCACCAATCCGCGCGAGGCGATCGACTTCCTTCGGCGCAAGGTCAACGTACCGACGCGAGCCTGGACCGACCTATGGGAGCAGGAGCATTCGGCGGGCTTCATGGTTGCCGGTGCGCAGACCGATGATATCCTGCGCGACTTCCGCGCAGCCGTCGATCGCGCCATAGCCGACGGGACCACGATCGAGGACTTCCGAAAGGACTTCGACCGGATCGTCGCCGAACACGGCTGGAGCTACAACGGATCGCGCGGCTGGCGCAGCCGCGTCATCTTCGACACCAACATGAGCACGGCCTACGCCGCCGGCCGCTGGGAGCAAATCCAGCGGGTGAAGAAGCAGCGGCCGTACCTGCGCTATGTCCATCTGGAGGGCCAGAAGAACCCGAGGCCAGAGCATCAGGCGTGGCACAACACGGTGCTGCCGGTGGACGATCCCTGGTGGCAGACGCACTATCCGCCAAACGGTTGGTTCTGCCACTGCTCCGTCCAGAGCCTCAACGAGCGCGATCTGGAGCGCTACGGGCTGGAGGTGTCTGAGGAGGCCCCGCGAAGCCGCATGGTGACCCACACCATCAACACCGCCAATGGTGTCCGGACGGTGCGTGTTCCGGCCGGCATCGACCCAGGCTTTGCCTATCGCCCTGGCGAGATGCCTGCGGCCCTGGAAGGGGCCGACGAATGA